GTGTAAAAAATTGGCCAGATGTTTACCTCAGCGCATTATAGATAAATTAATGCATTTTAAAAAGAATGGGTCGGAAACTGGTTTTCTATTAATAAAAACACTACCTATAATTAATTCGCCAGAAACACCTCCAGGAAATAATTATAAGGTTGGAGAGAAAACTACCCTTGCTAGTATCCAAAGCATGTTAATGCATGTAATTGGCGATATTATTGCATATCAGGCAGAAGGATATGGTAGAATATTTCAAGATGTTGTTCCTATTCAAAGCATGGCAGCGGTTCAAACAAGTTTAGGTAGCAATACTGAATTAGAAATACATACAGAACAAGCATTTTCTAAATTAAGACCAGATATACTTAGTTTAGCATGTTTGCGCGGTGACTATTCTGCATATACGTATATTTTGCCTGTTCAAAGAATAATTGATAATTTGAGCGCCGAAGAAATAGAACTCCTACATAAACCTCTCTGGGAAACTGGTGTGGACCTATCTTTTAAATTAAATGGACATGAATTTATAGAGGGTGATATGCGTGGCCCTATGCCTATACTTAATAATGGCAATCTTGTATTTGACCAAGACTTAATGAGCGGTATTACAGAAGAAGCTGAACAACTTATCCATAAAATAGTAGATATTTATTACAAACATCGTATTGAACATAATATGCGACCAGGTGAAATTATTTTAATAGATAATAATCGTGCAGTTCACGGTCGTTCACCCTTTTTCCCAAAATTTGATGGGAATGACCGGTTTTTAATACGATGTTTTTCTACTTTTGATTATGAAAAAAGCATTTATGCAAGAAATGAATCATGTAGAGTCATCTCCGCCATTTATAGTTAAAAATATCATATATTATTTAAGAAATTATCTAATCTTATAATAAGAATGTCTATTAATCACGCTTTCCATATAGAGAAATTAAGGACAGATTTTGAAAACATTATTACGTTAAAAAAGGAAATTGCTAAAATAAAATCAATAGTTAGTGAGAAACTTTCTCAATTAAAGATTCAATACAATGAACTAGTGAAAACTAATAGTAAGAAAATATTCCTCTTTTGTTTAGATTCCTTTTATTTCCAATACAAAACTTTTGCAATGGAACTAGAACATATTGACCGTTTTCGCTCATTAATGAATAATAGAATGTATTGCGATTATTATAAACTATACAATATTATTATTGGATTTGTTAAAGAGAACCGTACCGATTTAGATATTGATGAGCTAGAATTAAAATCATATCCCACATACAAAGATTTGGAGCCATTTCAAGAGTATAAATTAGAGGATATCAAGGACATCCATTCTAATATTCTTGTGTTAATTAACAAATTATATTTACAATTAAATAGTAAAGTAGACTGTGTTGATCATTATAATGAAAACCATAAAATTGGTTTCTCTATTTCTAATTTTTTAAATACATTAGAATACGAGAACCGATTATTGAAAGAACAGATTTCACTTTACATAAACTATGTCTCTTTTTTCCATATTTCTGAGAAACGTCAATTGAATAGGCTATTCATGAGAATGCAAGAGTTCTATAAAGAAATAGATGAAAACATTAATATTAACCGCACATTCTCTATTGCTGATATTGGTGAACAAGACCGTTTACACCGATTTTATATTATTGGCGAAGACGTTGAAATAGAAAATATACTAGAAGATTTTGAGTTTACACCACAACCACCTGTTTTTGACCCATCTGGAGGGGCAGACGCCACACCTTTACCCGATGCTAATAAAGAAGAGCCAGGAACAGAATCAGAAAATATATGCATGGAGATGCGAGAAGAAACAAAAGAAAGTGAGTAAAAAATTGATTTAGAAACATGATTATATTCGTATTATAAATATAACAATGAGCGAAGAGAAAGCTCCAAGAAACGCAATATTAATTGCAGCACAAATATCCATGTCGCTCCCGCAAGACCAACAGGAATTTAGGAATGATTTAGCAGAATTTATAAAGAGCTCTGCGTATACATCGCCTGAACTATGTATTGCTCCTGCAATATGGATAAAATTGGAGAATGTTATGAAAAAACATATTGTTGAAGTAGATGCGGATTGGAAACAAACTATAGTTGATTTATACGTTGGTAAGACCGAGTTTCAAAATTTGTAACCATAATATAAATATGAATAACCATAAAATACTAGTATTCTCATCTAGTTTTTTTATAGCACCTTTTTTGTATCTATATTTATTCATTCAAAATCCAAATCCATATGAAATAGTTTTGTCTATCTTGTTGTTATGTAATTTATTTTTTTCTGTTTTGTTTTGGAATAATCCTGTAAAGTTTTCATTATTACATACTCTAGACAAATATTTCGTAAGATTATCGGTGATAGCTGGGTTTGTTTATATTAGTTTAATAAAAGACATTGAGTATTACAATAAATACATGTTTTATGTTTTATATTTTTTATTTATGGTTTTGGCAAAATTGAGCACTATTGAATCTGACAAAGTTTGGTGTTCGGATATGCACATATTTTATCACTTTTTATTGCATACAATTGGAATTTCTGGAAGTTATATTGCGTTCATATAATTGTTTTATTTTTATTTGTAATCCTAATTTTCTAGTTATAATATAGAAACTGTAATATGCCAAAATCTACAAGCGGAACCGAATCGGTTTTAAGCGAAGGTAAGAAATCTGTTGGGCGTGCATCAAGCGCACATTCTAATGAAGGTAAAAGTGTAGCTGATTCTACTAAAACATCTAATATAATGGTGCATTGGTCAGAAGAAAATGAAAAAATATTGGTAGAATGGTGTGATGTAGCACAATGTTATAAATGGTTAAATGCGCGCGCTCATGCCAGACTTGCGTTTATGCATGCATGGTTTACTATTCCCGCTATTGTTTTATCCACAATTAGTGGAACAGCATCATTCGCTCAAACTAGTTTACCAACCGCATATCAAGTATATTCTCCTATGGCTATTGGTGGTATCAATATTTTTATTGGTATTCTTACTACAGTGCAACAATATTTGAAAATATCAGAGTTAAATGAAGCGCATCGTGTATCATCTATTGCTTGGGATAAATTCGCTCGTAATATTCGTATTGAATTAGCAAAAATTCCTGATGAGCGAATGGAAGCAGGACCGTTTATTAAACTATGCCGTCAAGAATTTGACCGTTTAATGGAGACAAGTCCTATGATTCCCGACAAAATAACCAAGGAATTCAATGCAAAGTTTAAGGGAAAAGACGATGCAAGTATTCGCAACTTTAAAAAATTAAAGAAACCAGATATTTGCGATACTATAGTAAGCGTAAGCGCCGTTCGTAATAAATGGTACTTAAAAGGAAAGGAAGAAGAAGAATCTGATGACGAAGATAGTGTTGATTTAGAAGAGAATTTGGTTGCAAAAAATAATTTGCTTGAAATGCAACAGCAGTTATTGAAAGAGAGAGATGATGAGCTTCGTAAAAAACAGAAAGAGGATAATGAGAAATCCAAAAAGATGTTTGAAGAATTAGAAGCACTTCGTAAACAAGGCGAAGAGCAACGTGTTAGATATGACGCTCATGCAGAAAAAATTAATAAATATGTCAATGCGTTTGAGGAACAATGTGGTAGAAAACCTTCTCGTGATGAAGTTTATGATAATTTCAAGGACGATATTGATAGTGATATATTAGATAGATTCTTGGATCGTTATCAAAATAATGGTGACGATTTTGTGTAATTTATATTATGTTGACTTTTACATAATATAAAGAAAGGACGATTACTCTAGACTAATTGTCTTAATCCACTGGGAACCCATAAAATTTATAACAGTTTTTCATGAATAAATCTTGTGGTGGAAAAGGTAAGGAATTAGAATTCCCCGAAGGGCGGGGAGGGGGTAAGGGGGCAAAGAATGGTCCGGGGGTTCCCCTTAGACTAATTGTCTTAATCCAGGAAACAATGCTTCTTTAATTGAGTCAACGTTTATGCTATCTGAAGTAACTTGAGACTGTTTCTTTATTTGTTCTAAATAAGTATTTCCTACAGTATAATCCCCATGTGTCTTCCATTCAATACCGCTTCCAACTAACTTTGATAATACTGATGGTGGGTTTAGTTTTGATTCTACAGTGTTTAAATAATTCTGATATTTCGCTGTATTATGTATCCATATTAAAGAATGATTTTCTTCACTTTGATAATAATAATTTCCGTAATATGTTCCATCAGATGTAGTGATTTTTGTAAGTTTGTCAATTGGAACGTGATAACCGTTCACTTTTATAGCTACATCTCCTGTATTCATTGCATTATAAATTGGTATTTTATTTATTAAATGATAAGGTGCTACATAAATACTAGCTACAGCCAATATAAAAAGTTTGGAGAGGTTTCTAGTAAAATCTGAATCGGGATTAGAGCGTGCATAATTTTGTAAACTAATAGCTAATCTATTCACAATAGCACCTCCGAAAGAATGGCCTTTAATAAATACACGTTTTCCTTTTTCAATATCAGAAATTACAGAGAATTTCATATTTTTATAACTAGCATTGTTATCAACTGGCATATTATAAAAACTTTGAATAAAAGGAACTCTGCTTTTAATCCATAATGCTGCAATGTTAGAAAATGCTGAATCTAAATTATTGCATATAACCTGTATATTTTCTTCCATTAAACCTATCTTTTCCGCAATATCGGTTTTTACCATTTTGATACGTGAATTTTCATAAATAGATGCTGCGTTTGAGCATTTTTCAGAATTTTTTCCGTTTCCTGGTTCACAGAATCTTTTATCTTTACTGTTTGTTTCTAAACTATCTGAACATCCCATTCCAAATACTTCATAATATCTAACAGGAATTTCACCTTCGCGTTCTATAAACTCTGAGTTTTCACCTTCATTAAGTTTAAAACCCATTAATTCTTCTTCTTGAGTAAGTATTGGGTCTGCTGTAGTAAGTATTGGGTCTGCTGTAGTACGTTTCTGGCCATTTAGTCTCTTAAACCAATCTTTAAAACCTCCATTATAGATATTTTTATTTATACGACGTCTTTTAATAGATTTCTTATTTTTTCTAATATTTCGCTTTGTGTGTTTTTTACGTAATGTTTTTGCCATTATAAAATATAATCATATTTTTTTATAGTCCTGTAAATAATTCTCTAGATTTTACTGCCCAAAATTGACGACCTGTCTCGGTGTATCCTATACAATTATGTGCAAGATATTCTTTTAAACTATCTTGTGATTCTTTAAAGAACTCTGATAATGGCTTATCATTATTTTCAATTGTTGTTTCGTCCTCTAAGAATAATGCATATCTTTTAGCTTTCTTACTACCTGTAAAAAAACTAAAGAACGACCCTACGTTGTTAATTGGTTCTGTTGAAAATAAATAAACATCTCCCAATGTATCATGATGCATTATTTGGTCAACTTCTTCAGATATTTTATCATCTTCGTAAACATTTTCATAAGATACACCGTTTTTTTTACATAAGAAAACTGCAATAGGATTTTCTATTTCGTTTCCTCCTTTTTCTTTTAATTTTAATAATATATTGTTTTGATTAAATACATTTGTTGTATCTTCAGGTATAGAAACGTCCAATACTTTCTTTTTATTTACAATCTCATCTATAATAACAAAATTTGACCCACTAGTTAAAATCGTTTCTATCTCGTCGGTTTTTTCAAATATGGCGTATATTTTATCATCTAATTCAACAAACCCCTTATATTGAGTTGTTATGTCTTTAAAATGCGAATCAATTAGTTCGTTACATTTCTTTAAATATATTTCCTCTATATCAGAATCTTTATCACCACCTTTCATTTCATTTTTACGTATGTCTAAAATATTGGCATTGGGTGGCATTTCTGTGTTTTTTTCTTCCATTGGATTTGCTTGTATTTGTTGAACTGGTGTTTGCTGAACTGCTGGTTGTTCAACTGGTGGTTGTTGAACTGGTGGTTGTTGAATTGGTGGTTGTTGAACTGGTGTTTGCTGAACTGGTGTTTGCTGAACTGGTGTTTGCTGAACTGGCGTTTGAACTGGTGTTTGTTCAACTGGCGTTTGTTCAACTGGCGTTTGAACTTGCGTTTGTTCAACTGGCGTTTGTTCAACTGGCGTTTGAACTGGTGTTTGTTCAACTGGCGTTTGTATTGTTTCGGCTTCTGCTTGAGCCTTAGCTTCTGCTTCTGCTTTAGTTTTGGCTTCTTCAGCTGCTCTTGCTTCTTCAGCTGCTCTTGCTTCTTCAGCTGCTCTTGCTTCTTCAGCTGCTCTTGCTTCTTCAGCTGCTCT